AGTTGGTGATATTTCCGAACCGCGTCCGGTAATACGTCCCAGCGGTTATGCCGGCAGGCAAAGTTTCATCACCAGCTCCGACACTGCCTGAAGCAATGTCAAGAAAATTACCCTTGACCGCCAACGCTAGGTTCCGCTTGTCGTACTCGTCAAATTCGAGCGTGCAATTGAGTTTCAAGCCGAACTGGTAGCGGTTGTCCATAACGCGATTGCCGCTCGTGGACTCCAAGTGCTCGATAATGTTTGTTTCCGTCTCGATGGAGCAGGAGCGTGCGTTACCCAGATACCGACGCGGTCCCGGCAGTCCGGTCACGGCGTTTCTCTCGGCGTAATACACCTTCCCCTGCAGGTGCAGATAGCGGCCCATTTTCAGTTACCTCCGAAGGGAAATTGCCGGGTTCCGGCGTGAAAACCTGCCGCCAACCAGCGGCCAAAAACTGCGGTAACGCACGCGCGTCAATCGCAGCGTGGACGTTGCTTTCAGGGTCAAAAACTTCAACCAAATCGCTCACGACACCCTCCAGTACAGGCTCAACGTCAGGTCAATTTGCGCCGTCAGGTAGTGGACGCGGGCACTGCCCGTAGCGGCTGCACCAAGCTGGATTTCCGCTTCCAGCGCCTCCACCCGGCGCAAGACGTTCGTTCTCGGATCGGCGTCGTCCAGTCCGAAGCGCGCCGGAAACAGCAGCCGGCGAAACACGTCGTCCAGCCGCTCGTGAAACTCAGAGTGCGCCTGCACGCCCTTGACGCTTTCCGCGTAAACAACCCGATAGACCGCCTCGCCGGTCGTCATCCCGCTGTGATCGCACGTCAGACGCACGCGCAGCCGGTCAATCACGGCTGACCGGACGGCGGATTGGTCAGCCACCGGCGCAAGCACCGGCGCGCCGTCGGCATCCGTCGAAAGCGGCAGGTACAAGCTCACCTGCGCCGTGGGCACAGCCGCCAGAATCCTGTCCTTGATGGCTTCGCGGATAATCTCGTCCATTACGGAAGCACCAGTGCGTCAATCAATCGCCGTCGCACGGCGGCTTCAATCCGGTCGCGGCTGGCGCGCCAGCCGCGCTCGTAAAAGTTCCGGGCACGGATGCCGCGCCTGCCAATCGCGCGCGCTACCAAGAAAGCGTTCAAATGAAAAAGCCCCTTCAACACAATCCATCTTTGAATCGCAGCGACTGGGGGCATCTTGCCGGGACGCCGCCCGCCAATCACAAAGCGCGAGTAGAAAACGTCCGAGCCGACAATCAGGCGGATTTCGCTCAAGCGCTGGCGTGTCTGGCGAATCTCGATTCTCGTGCGGATTGAGCTGAGAAACCGCCCCGACGCGATTGCGTCAGCCTCGCGCACCTTGTCTTTGACAGCGCGCGTCAGAATCGCACCAGCGCTACGCCCGATTGCAGGCGCCTCACGCTTCAGCCGTTCAAACTGAATCGCAATCCGACGCTCCACCAGCTTGGTCAAAGAACTGCTCACGGCTGTTCTCCCGTCCGGCGCACAACCGTGCCCGTCAAACTCCAAATCCGCTTTGACTGGCTTTGCGGCTCTTGGCGCTGCGCGACCTCAATCTCAATCTCGCCCCACGCCAGTCGCTGCGCCCGCGCGATCTGGTCGCGCGTTACCTCGTCACTTTCCGCAATCAGCACGCGCCACGAATCACCGAGTTGTTCGGCGTACCAACCGGAAGCTACTTGCACGATTTCTTCTGGCGCGTCGTTCGCGTCGTTGATACGGCGTAGCGACAGCGCCGTATCGCCCCAGAACAGTCTCCGCCGGACAGACAGCCCGACGGCGTAAGCTCTCGTTACCTGGATTGCCTTAGCCACGGCGCGCTTCTCCCCACGAGCCGCCCATCAATGCCGCCGGGTCGTAACCCAAGCGGATTATCAAGCGACGCCGCACCACGGCACGGTCACGCTCCACGTCGTAATCCAACCCGTCACCCCCGGTCGGGCGGATTTTCTCTGTGCCAAAGCCCAGCGCGTCCCACTCTTCAATGTCGGCGCGCGTTGCCTGGCGCTGCACCGGCGTCAGGTCGTCCACGGCGTCAACGATTGAGTCAATCGAAATGAAGAGCCGCCCGCCGGTGACGATTTCCCGCACCTTCTCAAGCTCAAGCTGCGTCAACGGCGCGCTACTCTTGCTCTCGATTGTTTCTAAGGTCGCCACGGTGCAGCCGCCAAATTCGGTAAGCCCAGAAAATCACGGATAAGAAGGCGGCCAGCAAAAGCAGCGCGTGCGTCACAAGCTTCAGCCAGCCGCTTAACTCGTCCAGCCACAGTGCGTCAGCGACAGCAAACGCCACCCAAGCCAGGAAAAACTTGATTGCGTAGTGTTTGTGCGCTAGCGCGATATACACGTTACGAAACCTCTTCTAGAACGTACGCCCGGATAGTCCCGGTTGCGCCCGTCCCAGTTGAAAACGCGATCTGTCCGCTGGCGTTGACGAACCGCGCCGACTCCAGCACTACGAAATAGGTGGTGTTGGCTGCGGTTGACAGAACGAAATTCTCCAGCGGACGAAACGACGGCGGATTGACGCCTTCGGTGAAGGTGATGTCCCCGGCGGTTGTTGCCGCAATGTGGATGAGCAGCCGGTGACCCTTTTTGATCGCGTTCGGCAGCGAAATTGTGTGCGACTCTGACGCGGCATACGTCAGCCCAGCCGGGAGCGTCACGGCAGTCGCACCGACAAGAGTAGGATTGAGATTTGCCATTTCCCCACACCCCCTTAGCTGAAGTTGACGAATGCCATCGCCAGCATTTCCGGCCGAACCACCTTGCAGCCGTACAGGTAAAGCGACTTGACGGCCTGCCCGAACCGACGCTCAGGGCGATAGACTTCCGTCGCCTGGATCAGCGCCACAAACGAAGTTGCGTCACTGACGCCAGCGATGATGCGGTGGACGTTGTTTTGGATCGGCACGTTGTTACTCACAATCACATCGAACCCGGCAATCGGGCCAACAAGCCCGTTTGCCAAGGCAGCCTGCGATTGCTGCGCCGCTGTAAACACACAATTCTGGTGAATCAGCAGCCGCGTCAGGAATAGCGGAGACACCACCACCCAGCGACCGCTACGTGGTACGTTTGCTTCGTCTAGTTCCCCAGCGAGTTGTACTAACGTCAGATAACTGCTGTTTGTTGGGCTGGTGTTGATATTGATAGGTTGCGACTGCGAGCCGACGCGATTACCGGCTGCCACGTCCGCAGCCATCTTGCCCGCCACGTGCTGGTCAGCCGTGTCGGCGAGCTTGTACGCCGCACTACGAGAGGAAACCGCAATCAGGTCGTACGGCGACGTTGCCGTGTCAATATCGTCAACGGCGAAGTGGACTGCCTTCGCCTGGTCAACGACAAGCGTGGTGCTTGCGTCGTTCAGCGCCTCCGCTGCGGCAAGGTCAGTATTTCGGGTGTAATCAATGACGGCGGGACTCGACAGCATCGGGATACGCACGGTATCTCCGACGCCACGGAGTTGCCCTTCGTATTTTCGATTGACGCAACGCGGGCTGGCGTAAACAAGAGCTTTTTCCAGTTCCTCTTCCAGCGTTGCAGCCCAAACTGTGCCGATAACGTGTGAAAACGCCACGGGCGGGATACCTCCACGAGATTTGCTTGCGCTCAAGCGTCTCGCAGGGCATCCCGCCCGGTCAGCGCGATTTGATTGCTATCAGGTTAGCCGATTATCTTCCTTGACGCAAGGCTTCCCGCACCTCGTCAATGCGCGCGCGGATTTCCTCCGGCGTCATTTTCTCCAGCGCCTCGCGCGTCAACTTCCCGCCGGTCGTCGGAGAACCCTGTGGCGTCCCGGAGCCTGCAACCTGGCGTCCGTAGAAAAACGGAAACTCCTTTTGAAGACGCTTGCCAAAGAAGCTGGCGGGGTCGTCTGCCACCGGCGTTCCGTCCGCATCGAGAAAGACAATATCCGAGCCGCGCAACTCGTAGCGCCCGTCAAGCAGCTTCAATAGGTTGTTCACGTGCGCTGGCGCGACGCCAGCCGCCAGCGCCCATTCCTTGAGAGAGTACCGCACACGCTCGCGTTGGCGTTCAGCTTCGATTTCTTCGCGTTCACGGCGCAACTCTTCCAACTCCTTGCGCAGCGCCACAATGCGCGGGTCGTCCGCTTCGGGGTCGGTCACCGGACGGATTTTGCGCTCCAGCGCTTCGAGCTTGCGCCGGGCTTCACGGTGCGCCTCACGTTCCTTGCGCAAGGCTTCCTTCAGCGGCGTTGGGTCGTCCACCTGCACGGGTAAGATAAACTTGCCATCGCGCTCTTCATAGAAGGAACGCAACGGCTCCGGCACAGCGTCCAAAGTGTCAACCTCAATAGGCAGTGGTTCAGCCATAAACAACCTCTAGCGATAGATAATCGTACACTTGCAGCGCGTCCGGCACACAGACGCGCCAATCGGCGGAATCACGTCAATGGGCAGCCACTTGCCAGCCCACTCAAGGCAATCCGGGCAGTGTTCTGCAACCCCTAAGACGCGCTTAGCTTCAGTGTAGCCTACCGCCCGGTGTTTTATTCTCTCCATATCAGAGAACGTCCCGTAAGCGGCCCCGGCGTAGAGTTCCGCGCGTGCGATAAAACGCCCGTCCACGGGCAGGTCTTGCGCTTCCCACCGGCGCAAAAACTCGTACTGGCGTCGCACAGCCGCGCCAACGCGCCC